TGAAATATTAGAAGTAGTTATAGTTTTAAAAGTATTTCTAAAGGTAATAGTAGAGTCTATAGTATCTCCTGATCCTGTAGCTGATCCACTTAAGTTATTAGTTAATGTTAAACTACCGTTACTATCTATAGTAATAGCTGCATTAGATGAAGTAAAAGCTCCAGATTGATTAGCACTAAAATCAGCTTGTGTTGAACCTCCTGATGTAGTTACTATATTAGCACCAGCTAATGCTGATTCTATAATATAAGGACCAGCAGACCAGTTATCTGATAAACTTGCTGGTGTATCATCGTTTATGTTTATTGTTATAAATCCTGCATCAGAAGCTGTATTAAAGCTATCTACTACTTCAACAGAATAAATATACCTGTTTATAAAGTCTGAGTTTAGGAACACTCCGTTTTTTCTAGTTACGGTTCCTGTATTAGACATTTGAAATGGATCTTCATGAGGGTCAGTAAGTTGATTTGAACCTGCGTAAGAGCCTGTATTAACACTACTACCATCTAGTTGTAGAGAACTTAAAGTAAAGTTTCTAAAAGTAATAGTATCTCCTTCGTTATCAGAAGCAGCTATAGTACCTATAGAAGCTCCGTTGGTGCTATTTTCGCTTATCGATCCTAGTGTTTGATCATTTACAACAGGTACATCGTTATCTACTACGTTTACTGTAATAGAAATCGATGCACTTGCATCAGTATCTTGTCCTGCTTGATAATGTTCATCAGAAGCAGTTAGGCTAAACTGGAAAGTTGGAGTTGTTTCATAATCCAACGAACCAGTTTCTTGATTAATTTGTACATAAGTTCCATATTTAGTTACAGAAAACTCTGATGGTATAGAACTAGATTCGATTGTAATAGTATCTGAGTCTTCATCAGTAAAGTAAATTTTACCAACTTCCCCTGATGTTGCATTTTCATTTCTATTTGCGGTAAAAGAAGTAATTATAGATCCACCAACAGAAGTCTGTCTGAATACAGGTGCTGAGTTAGTTGATACTACGAAGTAGAAAGTTTGAGTAGTTGATGTACCGAATGCATCTGTTACTACTATGTCTACCGGGTGTGCTAAAGTTCCATCTCCTCTGTCTTGGGTGTTAAATGCAACTTCTGTTGGAACTACATTTAATGTTACTGCCCCACTTGAGGAAACTTTTACGTAATCGTCTGTGTACCCTGAATCTACTGCAAAAGATAGGGATTGTCCTTCTGCATCTGTGGCAGATAGGGTTACTAAAGTACTTCCACTTGTAGCAAATTCTATTACTCCTTGATTGGCGGGAGTATTAAAAGAAGGAGGTGTATTAGGGAAAAATACTGCGTCTAAAAAGTCTTGTATACTACCTGTAGTTCCTAAGTTGACTGAACCAGTTAATCCAGGAAAATATTCACTAGATACAATTCTATCTCCATCGTAGCTATTTTCTCCTGCTGATATATTGTTTATTCTAGTGTTAAAAGAGGCACTATCTAAATAATAGGATGAAGTAAAAGTATTTAATGCTGTACTATCACTAGATCCTGTAACTGTATCAATTCTAGATGCAAAAGAAGCACTATCAGTATAATAAGATGATGTAAAAGTATTGAGTGCTGCAATACTAGTGTGAGAACCAGTAGCATATGATGAAGTTGCTGCTTCTATAGATGCTAATCTACTGTCTGTTGATGATGTATATGCATTAATTACTCCTAATGCTAAAGAATCACTTTCAGTAGACGAAGTTATATACCCTAAATCTCCTATTTGTTGAGACGATGATATTGTTCCTGCTGGTATAATCGAATCGCTAAACCCAGATGCTGCAGCTGATGCTGAAATGTATGTAGGGCTAATATAAGATGCTGTAACTGCATGTGATGAACTTACTATAATACCGTCTACATTAGCAGCTGATACGTAAGATGCTGTATTAGCAATAGTTGAGGTAGCAGAGTAAGATGATGAAATAGAAGCATCTGAAGATGTAACGTATCCTAGGGCGTAAATCTGTTGAGATGATGAAATAGTTCCGGCAGGAAGACTAGCTTCACCAAATCCAGTTGATGCTGCTGAGGCAGAAGTTAAATATCCTAGTGTTTCTATTTGATTAGATGACGATACAGTACCAGCAGGTAATGTCTGTACAGTTAGATAACTAGTACTATTACTTTCCAGAGTAGTTACTCTAGTAACAATTGACCCAGTGTGGGTGTTTAATGCTGTTAATGAAGTATTAGCGGAACCAGTAAAGGTATTTAATGATGAAGTAAATAAATTTAAGGAAGCTGAATGTACATTTAATGGATATAGACTTTGAGTACCTGCATCTCCTGATTCTAATGTGGAAATACGTGTGTTTAACCCAACCTCATTAATGTAGAGCTCAGAACCGGAAATATTTATACCGCCGCTATAAGGCTGTAGGGCTGCTTTTATGCTAGCCGAATTAAATATCAGGGAACCTGAAAGTTCACTAGAAAATCCTGCCATTTATTTTTCTCTTAGTTATAATACAATAAAACCTTCAGAGTGTCCTCACTTTTATATAAATATGGGGCAATCATTAAAGCTTTGTGTAAGTTTCGCTTGTTACTTTTATATTTGATTTACTGTAATACTTTTTAGTATTAAACGGAAGAGCATTTACAGTGTCAGTAAGTATATAGCCTAGTAAGTTTATGGTAAATTCTGTCTTTACAGTCCTCTCATTACCTTGGACTACCTCTGTAGAAGTAGAAAAATTATCTATCATTGCTCTGAATCTAAATCTATCAGGAGACCCCCAATAAGAGTCTGAAGCAAAGTTAATACCTTCGACTAATTTGTTGTTTTGTTCCATGAAGTCGGTAAAAATAATACAACTATAGGTAATATTGACATAATCAGGAATAGCTACAGCGTATAGTTCTCTTTCTTTAAATCGGTTATTTAAAACACCAAACCTATCATACATATTGACCTTAGAGAACTTCTTTTCAAACACTCCGTAGTTGTGAGGAGCATTACCATCCATTTTATTCCCTAACGTTCTATTTTTTTCAATGTTATCTCTTCTAAATACGATAAGAGGAGCTTGCATTTTACCGTTTTTATCGCGGTAATATCCGTCTTTCTGCATGGCTGCCCAACGTTCAGGTGAACCATATACCAATGGAACGTTTATTTGTTTACCATTTTGAGTTACCTGTGGTTTGAGAACTTCATTAAAGTAGTAAAATATAGCTTCATCAATATCTTTGATACCGACAGTAAGTATTTCTACGTTATCGTTTTCTCTAGATACCTGATTCTCTCTATTTTTAATAGTACTTTCGTCCATATTAACGTGTTTGTGTGATTCCTACTCTATCTGCCCTTGTTAAATGACAGTCTACTACTATAGACATTGATCTACCGTACCCAGCAGTACTAGACTGAAGGTTATAGTTATTGTCGCTACCTAAAAATAGTTGATTCTCTCTGACAGTATCTACTTCATAGAAGTCATTATGCCATTCTACTACATCTCCTACTTCAGGTACTACAGTTTTATCTGTTAAGTCTTGTCTTATGAAAGCAAACGATGCTTCTCTACCTAAATCAGGTCCAAATTCTTGTATATCTATGATTTGATCACCTCTAGTGATAAGACAATTAAGTTTAACTGCATTCCAATAGGATTTACTAAGAGATTCACCATATAAGTTAACATCGGTATCTTCTAAGCTTATTTTATGGTATAAGATCTCTTGTTCTATAATATCATGTAGGAGTTCTCTACCTATATTTACCATTAAACTTATATCTCTATCTGATCCGAATCTCATTTCTCTTCTATTGTTTGTTCTCCTACTTTAATAGCTACTATATTACTATATTTAGCTTTAGCATTGTCTTTAAACGCTTTAAAAGCAGTTATTGCATCTTTTTGACTGATAATCTTTATCTTATACGTAGCTAAACCCGTTTCTGCGCTTTCGGAAGCTTTAGTTACGGTAGTAACACCAGGTAGAGCACGTAAAGCGTCGTCATACCCGGATATACCTTCTTCACCATACTTAACCTGCACCATTGCTTCATAAGTTTTGTAGTCTAGCTCTAAAAGTAACTGTATTAACTTCATTATCCTACAAATATAGTCATTGGAACTGATTTCAGGGTGTTTTGTAGGTCTTCAGCTTCTTTAGCCGAACTTTCTAACTGTTTACCCCTTGAAGTAGCGTCTAACATTTCTCTTAAACTAGTCATTAACCCTTCTTTTTCAGATCTAGCGTCAGCTAATAGGTCTGCTTGATTTAAGGTAGCTTCAGAACCTGGTACTGGTATTGTTTGGTACTTACCTCTTATATATGCAAGCATTTCTTTAGCTAATGCTAAGGAGTAGTTGAAGATCCACTGTCTCCCAACACTGTTAATAAATGAATATGTTGGATTCTCATATGGTACTTCAGCTACATTAGTAATTTTATTAAGAGAATCATCAAAACTTAACTTTGATTTATCATCTTCTTTATAAAATTCGAAGTAAAGGTTACCCTCTTTATTAGGTACTGGGAATAGTTTAAGTTGGTTTGCTACTATTTCAAAAGAATATGCTGATTTACGTATTTGGTCGTTAAATTCTATACCTTGTAGTAGAGCTATATCGTATGATAAAGGCATTAACATAAAGTTTATACCAGGACTAAACGAACCAAAGTCGAAAGCTTGCATTAATGATTGAACTCCTGTTCCAGTACCAGCATAAGGATCAAAATAACGTTGTATAGCTGGTGGAGATTCATAAAACACTCTTCTTACTTCAATACTACCTGTAATACCTTGATCTTCTGACCAGGCATTAAGATCATATTCTTGTTGAGATGCAGTTATAGCTAAAGACCCTGTAAACTTCTGTACATTACCTCCAACTCCGGCTTCTGTACCGTAGTTTTTAGCAATTTGTACTTGTTTGTTCATTGTAGGTTCAACAATTCTGTTATTTACAATACTTCCTGTTAAACCTCCTTCAAAGTTCATATAATTCTCAGTAATCTTGTATTTGAATACTTCATTACCGTAAGTTGTTACTGCTTCTTCAAAACATGTATATAGACTCCCACTGTCTAACTCGACATCCATGAGAGGATACCCTAATCTGTTTGTTACAAACTTAGCAACTTTATCTGCATCAGTTTGAAAGTCGGTATCTGTGTCATAAAATCCAAAAGGAGTAGATCCGGTTGTGAAAGTTGAACTTCCTCCCCATATAGTTACATTTGCCATTAAATACAGTTTATATATAAATAGACAAAAAAAAAGAGGCCCGAAGGCCTCTCTTAATATTAATCTAAGCTAATATTAGATCTGAGCTAAGTCAGAAATAAATACTTTAGCGTAGAATTCAGGTCTGATCATCTTCTTAGCGTAACGAGTCATTAAACCTTTACGTGGAGTGAAAGATTCTGGATCGTATACTAGAGGAGTCATCATTAATGGTACGTAAGGAGCATAAACTGCACCAGCTTCTAAGAATTGTGAACCTCTATATCCCATAAGAATAGTATTCTCAGTCATATAAGGGTTTTTGTATACTTGGAATCTGTTGTTTAATGCACCTACTTTTTGTACGCCCATTGCAAACTGATCTTGATCACCGTTTGTAGCTGCAGCATATCCAGGAATAGATTCTAGGATTGTAGCAACAGAAGGAGAACATACCATAAAGTTAGCTCCACCTCTTAAAGTTTTCTGGTGAATCTTGTTAGATACTTTTTGGATTTTAGTACCAAGAGTTTGGAACCATTGTCCTTGAGTATTATAGAAATCAGATGTAGAAGTACTCCACTCTGTTCCATTCCAGATTTTGTTATTCTCTGCAGACCATCTCTCAGTAGTATTAGCTTCTAAGATTAGCATATCAAGAATCTCTAGATCGATTTCCATTGAAATGTACTCACTAAGTAGTGAAGTCAATTCAGCTTCAGCATCGATTGAATGATAAGCATTAAGATCTTGTGCAAATTCTGGTGTCCATTGAGCTTTTAGTTTTCTTGTCTTAGCAACGATTGCTTCAGATTGAAGCTTAACGTCGATTTCAGGAATACCTAAGTTTTCAACAGCTCTGTCAGAAGCAGCTTCGAAATCACCTCTATCGTTATCAACTGGTTGTTTGTGGAAAATTACATTTCCTGAAGCAGGAAGTGCTCCACCAGTTAAATCAGCTTTAGCTACTACGAAAGTAACTTCTGTTCCAGATACAGTAGTAAGTTCTGGTTTGCTAGTTACATCTACAGAAGCAGACTGAATACGGAATGCACGAGCTCCTAAAAGGTCAGCATTTTGTCCGGCAAGATCAATAGTTGCTTTTAAGTAGTCAGCAGGATCTACATCAGCATCATAAGCTACTGAAGCAGAAGTTGCAGTACCAGAGGTAATGGTTTCTGAAGCAGATACTTCGTTGATTGTATATCCAAATTTACCAGCTCCGTAAAGACCTCCTGAAGGATCAGTGTCTTTAGTCATTTTGTTAGCTCCATCAGTTACGTTACCGTAAAGGTTTTCGCCATCAGATCTACCGTTTGCAGTATCACCGTATTTAAAGTCTAGATAAAATACTAGACCTGAAGGTAGACTCATTGGTTGTACAGATACGAAATCTTGAGCAACGATTTGAGCAAATACCTTTCTTACTAGTGGTAAAGCAACTCCAGCCCAGTTTTCTCCTGAACCAGCAGTAAAGCCTGCACCACCTTGAGTATTTGTGTTAGCTTCAGCTACGACTTGTTTAGCTTGGTTTTCTAAGATCATTGCCATGTTACCAGCTTTTTTCTCATCTAACCCTTCCAACAAACCTGACTGTTGCCATTTAGAAGCAAGTTTTTCGGCGTCAGCTTGCATGCTTTTATATCCGCCTCTTGCATCTTCTAATAGGTTGTTAATTTCCATGATTAATTTTTAAAGTATTAATTAAATAATTCCAGCTAATTTTTGCATTCTACGAACAGCATCGGATACTTCTGCGATAATTTCTGGTTTTTTAGCTGTAGTACCAGTTGCTTTAGATGCAGATCCTTTGTGTTCTTTAATAGTTGTCTCTTTTTTAGTTCCAACGTTATCTACTACAGTTTCGAATACTAACTTAACCTCTTTTACGGTTTCAGCTTTATCGAATGCAGCGATTACATTTACTTTTTGAGACTCTGTAAGGTTCTGAGCCTTAAAGATTTTGTTGACATATAGAAGTTTAGCATTTAAAATATTTACTTCGTTTAACTCTGATCTTAGAGTATCGATAGTTTCTAAAGCTTCTTTTAGATCAGCTACTCTATTAATATTGTAGCCTTTTCCTTCTGATTCGTGATTAACTTGAACAGATGTATCTTCGTCCATCTCTTCTTTTTTCTCACCCTCTTCCATTGTGTCTTCGTCGTCTTTCTTGCCTTCTTCCATTTCGTCTTCTTTGTCACCTTCGGTAACACTTTCTAACTCACGAATAAGTTCGTCAAGATCGATTTCGTCTTCTTCTGCGCCCATTTCAGGTTCCATTGCAGGTTCTTCCATACCTTCTTCGTCTCCCATTCCTTCAATATCACCAGCATCCATATCGTCAGCAGCAGCGTCTCCGCCTACTTCTTGAGCAATAATGTCTCTGATCATATCTTTGAATTGGTTTACTGAAAGATCTTTTAGATCCTCGTCACCTTCAATAGCGTCTTCGTCGCCGGCTATTTCTTCGCCGTCGTCTTCGATTTCCTCAGCTCCGTCTTCAGATTCTTCTGAATCATCCTCGGCCTCGTCTTCGTCAGCTTCTCCTACTGGTTGTACCTCTGTAAGTTCTTCCTCGATTGCTTCTTCTTTTTTGTCGTCTTTAGATCCTTCTTCAATCTCTTCTTCGACTTCGTTTACTACTTCTTCTTCAACAGATGAATCTTCCATCTCTTGTAGTTTAGCAGCTAACATGTCTTTAAGATGAGGTGTTAAAGTCTCTTCTAAAGCTTCTTTAGCGTTAGCAATAGCGGCTTCTCTTACAGATTTAGCTTCAGCAATAGCTTGCTTGAATAAATCTTTGTTTGCCATTATAAAAATTTGTGTTGATTTCTACGATTATTAATTAATCGTAATAGAAAAATTGTTTTGTTAATACAGTATAGGTGACTGTATATTTGTATATAAATATATACTAATTACAAAAACCTACTATTAACTAAACGAGTCAGCTAGATCACCTAATTCTGTAGCGATGTTATTAAGTTCACCGTTTATTTCTTCACTATGATCTCCTAAATGATCAGCATGTTTAAAATGCTCTACTTTTTTTGCCAGCCCTATTATATTAAAGCCTGCTAAGGTAAATCCTTTTACTCCTGCTGCACTAGCTGCGGTAGTTAGTGAAGATGCAATTGATGCTGACATTGCAGATGTAAAGAAAGGTGCTAGAAATGCGAAAAGTTTGATAGCAGCAATGCCGATTAAAATTAACATTAATCCTTTGTATATTTTAGTTGCTACTCCCATTGCAGCTTCTACCTGTTCTTTAGAAGGCTTTTTAAACTTTAAGAATTTAGCTATACCTCCTGCTTCTTTACCTGCTTTTTTTGCAGCAAGTAACCAAGCTATTCCTTTAGGTCCTAAAACTGAAGCTAATTTTTTAGTAAATGCTACAAATTTATTAGGCCAAGATTTATCATTTTTACCTAATTTAGGAAAAAACTTATCCGTAAACTGCTTTACTTTTTTAGCTAAATACTTACCGAAGTCTGTACTGGTAAGAAAGTCTTTAATACCACCAAAAAAGCTAATCATAGCATCAACGACTGGGAATCCAGTTTCTATAGCTTCTTTTAAGTCTTTATCTTTATTAAATTCTTCTTTAAGAAAAGAATAAAAAGCGACATTAGCTGATATCTCGGCTATAAGTTCTTCGTTATTATCTAAATTTTCTAAAGTTAATCCATCATACCCTTCTAATACCATAGAAGATACTTGGCGTACTTCTTCTTTAGTAAGTGATATACCTATATTAGTGTTCTCTAAAAGAATAGAAGAAAGTTTCACTATGCTCTTAATATATCGTTAATGATAGAATCTAAATTGTGATATTTAGATACTGTAACTTTACCTTCTTGTAAGGCAACTGGGTTCATAAACGCTCCATGAGTTGAAGGGTTAGATACAAAGTCCCAACAAACTAAATCAAAATCGTCTTGTACTTCTAGATGTCCTTCATTAGTTTGCTGTACTGAGCCTGTACCTCTAGATGAGATACCAATTGTATGTCCTGCTTTGATAATTTCTTTAACGATATTACCTGCGGGTGTATTAAGTAACTCTACTTTGCCCATTAGGTCGTCTCCTTTCCAATATAGCTCTTTTACTATATGAGATGCATTCTTTAACGATACTACAGGAGATTCAGGGTGATCAAGTTCTCCAAAGGCATTTCCATTCTTTACAAACTCGTCTACATACTTCTTAGATTCTCTTACTAATATGTCTTTAGAGTATATTCTACCGTTTTGGTTTTCTGCTTGAGCTCTTTGCATAACACCTTCAACCTCAAATACTCCAGGTCTAGTTTTAGACTCTTTTATAGTTGGTCTAAATGGTGTAACATCTACTAGTAATTGTGCCATATTATTTTTTTTCGTTTACTGGAGTGAAAACTGTTTCTTTTGGAGATTCCATTTGAGTATAACCTCTATCAATGTCATCCTGTGAGATACGTTTTACTTTTGGCATATCTAATCCTCCGTGAAATTGGTTTTTTATAATAGGTCTTAAGTCTCTTTTAAAAGCATTTTCTATAGATGGTGCAATAAATGCTCCTACTTTTAATCCTTCTTCGTTTCTAATCTCACCTAGATCATTGTAAATCTTTTGAATCTTACTTCTTGTCTTATCGTAGAAAGATTCTATCTCTGTTACGACATTTTCCAGTGCAATAACGGCTGGTTTAAGTCCTTCGAAGTCTCCGTATTCTGCTGCTATTTTAGCTAAGTCATTAGTAGCTGCTTCATTAATATTTTGCTCTTCTAATACCTTAGTAATAATATTTTTTACAGCTTCATTGATGTTAGACTTTTTACCTTCGTACATTCCTTCTAGATCCTCTTCGTCCATTTCATTACCTTTCAAGTCGATAGCGTATCCATACCCTTCTTCTCCATCTTGACCTGTAATAAAATATCCGTTAGGGTATTTTTCAATTGACATAATTCTACCGTCATCGTTAGGATCATGATCTCCTTTTTCGTATGTTTTACCGCCTACTGTAAGCTTCTTTAATTTTTTGGGTTTGTGCTCTTCATTAACATCTTTACCCATCGCTTTTTTGATGGCTTTATCTTTAGCATGCTTGTAGTCATCTCCATCGATGTCTCCATCTTTATCATGATCTGTACCTTTCTTTTCCTCTATGTAATCATCCTCATCTAAAAATTCTCCATTGAAGTCTACACTATATGACCCTCCTTCTGAGCCATCTACAAATCCGATTTCGTATCCGTTTTGACCTTTACGTATAAAGTTTACTATTCCTTCTTCTTCTGGGTGTGGTTCTCCGACAGTTACTGAAAGACCATTAGGAAATGATACTGATTTTATTTCTTTTGGGTCAAAGTTAGTTTCTTTACCTGCTTCGTCTACGAAGTCTTCTGAGTCTTTTCCGTCTCTTCTCATCTTATCGATCATGGCTTGAGTATCATCATCGTTTTTATAAGCTGCAGTAGTATCTAATGGTTCAGCTTCGTCTACATAATCTGTATTAACTGATAAGAATTCTTGAAACTCATCTAAGATTGCTTCATCGTCTCCGAGATTAATAATATCATTATAATGAGTTTTAATAAAACTTTTAATAGTTTCGTTATCAGCTGGCATTGATGATTTAATCAACTGAATT